ATCGTAGCCATCTATACTGATTGTTAAACGCACTGACTTGAATTTTTTCCAAAGATTCAATACATTACGTCCTTTCTTTGCTTCAAGATCTGTTAAGTTTGTACTGTATTTTAAAATAACATCGCTAGGATCCTTGATACGATCCAGCATATTGTAATGCAACGGATCCATTAACGGCTCGCCGCCAGCAAATTCAAATTCTTTGATATCATCAATAATCTCATATAAGTCCTGCACAAATGTATTGTGTGTCTCAAATAAATTTAACACAGGTTTTTTACGCAAGTCATTGCTGTCGATGATATTATTAATATATTCCTGTTCTCCAGGTTCATAAATTTCTTTAACAGCATCCCAGTCTTGTAGCCACGGTGTACTGTCCTTGGGCCAACACATACGGCATTTCAAATTACAAAGATTGCTTAATTTAAACTCGACAATCGGAATATTCCATGGTGATTCTTTTGTGCGTTTATATGTTGCAACTAAATGTGCATACTCTTGTGTTCGCTCGTAATTTTGACTTTGTCTTAAACTGGTAATACCTTTGTCTTCCATTGACCAACAAGCATTGCAATGAGGATCTCTAATACCTGATATCAGATTATTTCTGACTATTTTATATTTTTTATGATTCCAAAGATCTCGGAATGCTATATTTTTAATATCCCAGATTTTAGTACTTCGACAGCACAGTCTAAATTCTCCATTGGTTGTGGTACTTGTGTGTATAAACGGCATTATACAAAATGTCTTATCATTTACATCAAAACCATGCTGTTCCTTAAATAACTCGCTGGGTCTATAATCTAACAGGAATTGTTTTCCTTTTCCCTTAGCTTCACTCATTGCTGATCCTTAATTTCTTAATATTATTTAATTCTGCTTTACTCAGCTGTATGTCGGCGGCGCAGGTACAATTTTCTTTGGTACAAATAATGGGCTCAGTGGGCACCGAGAAGCCGGTGTGTATATCTCCTAGCTTGCCGCCCACCTTACATATGGCTCTCCAAACATTGCCGTCATTGTCTATGGTCAAATTTTGAACGCCGGCCCAGCACATCCAACCTTTGAAATTGTTTGTTTCGTTGGCCAGTAAATCATTGACGTTGCTTTCTTCGCTGGTGCCGTCTTCATAATGAACTACTATGTTTGCCCAATTAGTTACTTTACTTGTCATTTTTTCTTATTCAACATAAAATCAAGTTCTTCTTGAGTATAGTAGTCGTCTTTACATTTACCATGCGATGTTTTTAATCCACTTAATCCCGGAACTGCCCAGGTTTTGGTCTCAGGATCCAGCCTTGGTCTAATTCTTCTAATTACCCAATGCACATCATTTTCATTCATAATGTCGATTATCTCATTTGCTTCCGCCATTTTACCTGGAAGATACATCAAGTGGGTGTGCAGGTTTTGATTGTCACGCTCTTTAACAAGTTTATTTAACTCTACGATAGTGTTAATTATCTTGTCGTGATATGCAAATTCAAAATGATAACTAAAAATATAATAAGTAATATACGGTAAACTATCAATATATTTTTGAAGTGGAACACTGCCGTTAGTAGTGACACTAATTTTATTAATACCATTGTTCTTTATTATTTTAAGAATGTCGATAATTTTTGGATGCACAAATGGTTCGCCACCAGTTAAACTGATACGGCATTCTTTGCCCTGTATTCGAGCAACATCTGCTATCTGCTTGACTGTTTTTTCAATGACATCTAAACTTAGATGCTGACTTTCTCTGTCATGTATGTCGCTACCACAGTAGCTACAATCATAGTTACAACGTTTACCTAGATTCCATTCAATGCGTAGCCATTTATCTTTAGGCGCATGATTGTCTTCTACCGCAACCAGTTTATTCATTCCAATAATCCGTTAATTCGGGTATAACATTCAATACGTTTTCCTTTCGAATTTTATCCAACTCTACAGTGAATTGTTTGAATGTATTCCACTGTGTTTCGTGAATTCTATTAGATTCCAAACTACGAACTAATACCTCAAAGTCGGGTATTCCATACAATTGATCTGCCATCTTTTTTCTTAGTTCAGTAGGTAGTACCAATGGACTCAGATACATCGGACTATTACATATAGTTTCGAATGCATTTGATGCACTAACTTTTTCAAATTTTTCTTCCCAACTTTTTAATTTTTTATGCAACAATTTTAGATTTAATAAATTATAGGCTTGCATAGTAACATTAAATCCAATCTCAACGTTGGGTAATTTATTATACATGCTTATTACATTTTCTAGTTCGTCAATAGTAAACTTACCGCCACGTATATAACTATACAGTTCACCCGTTCCTTCCACACTGAACATTAAACGTACATTTTTAAATTTTTCAAGCATAGATAAAATCTTCGGATTAACGATCGTGCCATTAGTTGTGTACTGTAAAGTGATAAATTCATTTTTCCCATATTTGATGAGTTCTTCCAAGTAGGGCACATGATTTTTTGCCATCATAGGTTCCCCTCCCTTAAAGTCTATACGCTGTATATGTTTCATATGTCTTATAGGTTCTAATAGACTACTTAATTCTTGTTGAACTATTACTTGTTTTTCTGGATTATTTTCCTTTTCAAATTTAGGATTAATTTTTGCCAACATCAAGTCTTCCTCAAACCATTGATTACTGGCCCATGAGCCACACATGCGACATTTTAAATTACATACGTTACTAAGATTGACATCCATCTGAGTCCAAAATAATTTCTCTTTGGTCAAAGGACGGTTATAATCATAGTCACTGGGTATTCCATTTGTAAACTTTTTGTTAAACCATTGTCTTCTACTGTTTCCTATTAAATCCTCACGTTCCCAACAACTGCTACATTCTTCTGGTCTTTCTCCTTTGAGGAACTGATTTCTTATTTTTATAATTTTTTCATTATTAATAAAACTATCTACAATATTATCCTTACTGGCTGTTCCCAGAGACCCTTTAAACTGACAGCAAGGTTTAATATTATCATTGGCACTTATTGCAAGGCCGTGCCATGGCATTTTACAGAAGCTTTCATACTTTTCGCGTCGATATTCATTAAAATAAATTTCATAGTTACTGTAAATTTCTGGATCTAATTGTTCGAGACTTTCACCGCGTATTTCATCTAGCTCGTATGTATATTTGACAAATTCTTTAGGACCTTGCTTTGCAAGTCCCTTAACTTCAATTGGATTGTCTATTAAATCTTCCAGTAATTTTTTTATGTCATTGATATATCTTGCTTCTGTTATAGCACTTTTGCCATTTTGGTCGCCGCGAAAAAAATCATATTTGTCAATAAGATAATTTATTTGATCAAGACTCTTTTGCAGTATTTTTCCATTTAACCATTGTACGTGCAAAGTTTTGGGCCCTACTAATATTCTGTGCTCCAGGCTATGACGATGTTTGCTACTTGTTACCGGCGTTTCTTTATCCCAGCCATAAAATTTAATTATCCATTCGATAAATTCTGCAACGTTTAATGCATTAATGGCTTGGAAGGTCCCGTTAATGTTCATTTTATAAACGCCTGGCCTCGGTTTGTCACACCAATTTCTAATTAATTCTGCCTTCTCTATAATGCCATCCCAATCTATGGCACCTGCACTTCTAATATAGCTGAAATATCCTCTAGTACCATCTAAACTAAGATTGATGTTGACATATTTAAAACCTTCTAATGCTTCTAGATGCTTTTCTGTGATAACGCTACCATTAGTAGTAATCATTAATTCAATTTGTTTGTCCAAACCAGCATCACGCAACATGCCCAGGAATTCCATGAATTGCGGCACCAGGAATGGTTCACCACCTAATATCTCCACCCGACGTAAATCCTTGCCATTATCCACTAATTCTCGCAACTGCTCTGTAGACAATGTATGTTTTGTTCTATCAAACATAGAACTTGTTCTAGCATAAGGACTGCCTGCGCCGCCTGATGCAAAGCCACGTTTTTTAAGTTTTTCCTCGTCACCTATCCATGCGTTGCTATATGCACTGCTACACATTCTACATTTAAAATTACACAAGTTATTAAAAGCAATATCCAAGTGTACAAGTTTATTGCCCGTTAGATTATTATCCCAATCAATATCTTCCCACCGATCGTCAATTACATCAAGATTCTGCCAGTGAGTACGTTTGCTGGTTACATTTTTATCTTCCTTGCTTTGACAATTTTGGCAACCCAGTGTCCATTCTCCGTTGCGTTGGGCTTTTCTTAGATCTTGAAATGATTCGTTGTCCCATTGTTTAATAATAGAACCACTGTTAACATCACCCATTTCTGTTTCGCTCATATGGCAGCGAACCATTTTTCCAGTAGCATGTATTGCAATACTACTAACAGGTAGCATACATATTGTAGGACTCAGTAGTTTATTTTTATCGCCTTGTTCACTCATAATTTAATAGCCTCGCCATTTCTGGGAATGTTTTAATAAAATCTTCATTTCTGGATTTATCTATAAAGAATATTTCTTTTTTTCTTCTAGAATCTATATCGTTTGACCATGCATCTATACTGTTCATATAATCTAGTATTTCATCTATAGTATTGTGATACTTTTCGTCAACGGTTGCTTTGGTATTTTCTAAATATGTTGTTAGTTCTGTCTTTATTTTTGCATTCAACGTTCTTACATTATTTGGACTATCCATTGTTGTTACATAATGCGGAGTAAAAGATTTTATAAAAGGCATACGTTCTAACTCTTGTAAAAAATTACCCAATGTTGCTATATTAAAAATATTAACCGTTGTATCAATAGTAGAATAGTAGTTGGATTTGCTGAAAAAATACTCCAGGTTATTTTTTACTTCTTGCCATACTGCACCACTGCGCTGATAATCAAATTTATCGCCAACGTCATCTATGCTTAAACTCCAATGCACTGCTTTGAATTTATCAAGTATTTTTTCTTGTTCGGCAGTTGGGATAACAGTTCCGTTTGTATTATACCACAGCCATATCTTACTTGCATCATAACGATTTATGATTGCTTTCAACATTTCGTAATGTTCTTCGATCATCAAGGGTTCACCACCCATGATATGTATTACTCTGACGTTTTCGAACATATCGATGTTCTGCCAAAAATCGATGTTATCAATCCACTTGGCCTGTTGATTATATTCAAATTCATGACTAGACTTGAAGTCGGAATATGTTGGATCATTTAATTTTTTTAAATCAAATGTTTCTTTAAGCCATTTTGCACTATTCCAAAGTCCGCATATTCTGCATGCCAAATTGCATCTATTGCCAGCTTTTATTTCCAACCAGATAAGTTGTTGTTCTGGAGTCTTTCCATACATTATTTCTTCTACAAAATCTGCCACTTTAGCACTACTGGTATACATATATCTGCCACTGAATCTATCTTTGGAATTTACACCCCAGCAAGGTTTACATGCAGGATGTTGCTCATTTTTAAGAAAAGATTCTCTAAACTTGATATGTGCGGGATGTTTTATAATATCTGCAATTGAACCATCTTCGACATTTAAAGGCCTGCCATCTTCTTTTATTAATGCATTACCTAAACAGCATGGGCGTATGTCCCCGTTTGATTCCACAGCTACATGGCCGAATGGCATGACACAAAAGTTATTTGTGTCCAGCCATTTATTTATTTTGTCTTTTTTTTCAAAAGATATATAGTTAGACATTGTTAAATATATCCTTCATTTCAGAAAAAGTTTCGTAAAAACTAGTGCCACGGTGCTCGTCTATTTTTTCCAAATACTCTTTCATTTCCGGTAAACGTACACTCCAGTCTTCACTTTTCATGAATCTAATTAGGCCGCGCAGACGCTTGACGCCGTAGTCATTTGCAAGGAACACGTCTTTATTCAATGTTTCGTCTTGCTTGACTCCGTTCATATAGTTGTCGGTCCACCAAGGTATTAATTCTTCCTCTATTTTACGTTCAACTTCGTTTTTGAATTCTTCAGGAAGAACTTTGACATTTAAGAATGCGGGCCAGTATACAAAGTGGAAATTAATACCACCTGCACCCAAAGGCCACATGTTGATCTTCTTAAAGTTTTGTGTCATTTTCCACTTAATAAATTCAGGCAAGTAATGAATGTTCAATGCGTTAACGGCACAAGCCACTGTGACTTCTACGTTGTCAGTTGTCTGCGTATCTAATATATGAAATACTTCTTCTGTGCGCTTCCATTCACTGGGGTAACGAATATACTCGTTGTGTGCGCCAAAAGAATCGACACTGTAATGAAAACGTACAAGTTTAAAGTGACTCCATAGTTCAAATAAGTCTTCTCTCCACTCTACACCATTGCTATTATAACGTATTTCCATGTCTTTTGCAACCCCTTGTCGAATACATTCTTCAAGGATATCATAGTGTTCTTCGATGATCAATGCTTCGCCTCCGGCAAAGTATAGTTGTTTCATGTGGGGAATTTGTTGATAGAACTGTTGCCAGAACACTGGATTGTTCTTATGCCAATTGTAGCTACTGCCATTGGTACTGCCTTTGTTTTCCCAGTTCCAAATTTCTTTTACTTTATCATTTTCAATCTTAGGGTAAACTGCTTGCCAGTCTTTGATCCAACCACTACTATCGTGCGGACTACACATGATACAGGCTAGCTGGCATTTTGTTCCGAAGCGTAGGTCAATATAACGTAGTTTAGGCGGAACACTGCCATCTTCATTGGTTTCTTGTACTAGTTCATCAATGCTTACTCGCTTGCTCCAATACTCTGTTTCCCACTGACGCTTGCTTCTGTGACCCGCTGCCTCTTCTTTATAACACTTCAAACAGCTGGAAGGCTTTTCGCCCGCCATCATTTGTGAGCGTACATTTTTCATATATGTACTATTCCAGCTGGATTCAAAGTCCGCAACATTTAAGTTGTTGGGACGGCCTTCTTCGTCTTTTAAAATTCCAATATTGCCGCCATGTAGTTTTTCATTGGTAGCGCCTACTGAACTGGCATTGGCAGTACAACATACTCGCATTTGACCATCGGGGCGAGTACTTAAATGTATCCAAGGTAAAATACACCATGTCTTACTGACATTGAGATGATTTTTTGCTTGAGGAGTTTGGTCTTTGTTAACCATCATGTCTTCGCCGGATTCGTTGGGCATAACGTTGTCGTTCATTTTTTTAATTTCTCATATAATTGTGGAAAAGTTGTCTTCCAGTCTGTGTTTCTAATAGCATCTAATTTTGTTACTATATCTAAACATTTATCAACTAGGCCTGAGTTGCCTTCTATATTTGTTTCTAAATAATTTACAAGATGTGCTATTTGTTTTTTCTTTTTGTCAGTTGTTGCCCACGCATTATATTTAATTAAAATATCCTGTTTTACTTCTAGTGGAAGTATTGCAACATCGAAATAATCCGGACTGCTTAAGATTCTAACACTGGAGTTGTGTTTTTCAAATTGATCAAAATAATCTAATAAATTGGGTGTTGTGTATACACTTAAAACTTGCCACGTTACTGTGAAATCCATTTTGATGTTAGACATTTCTTTACTTAATGTGTTTACATTCTTACTTATTTGCTGCCATGTGGCGGGGAAACGAATATATTCAAACTGATCACCAAAATCATCTATACTAATACGTAGCCACACCTTTTTAAAATGTTTCCACAAATTCAAGGCACGTTTGTGTATAGCAGTTAAATTTGTATCATATTCCAAAGTAACTTCGCCGGCTCTGCCACTGTCAATAACTTTTTGCAAGAAATCATAATGGGGTTCGATCAGCATGGGTTCGCCGCCCACAAGATATACTTGCTTCAAATACGGAATCTTTGCTTCTAATTTGGTCCAAAACTCTGGGTTATCCCACCAATCATATTCACCGGCATCCCTATATCTACCATCAACATCTTTTAAATTGATCTTTGTTCCACTGTCAGTGAACTTGGTTGTACCATTAAGTAAAACATAATCTTCATACCACTGACTGCTACTGGCAGGATGACACATGACACATTTTAAATTGCACAAGTTACCAAAACGTAAATCCCAGTAACTAGGTTGCCAATCTGTGTTACCGTGTTCATCTGTATGCTGTCTAGCAATGTCTACATCAAACTCGCCATCATACATCTTATTACTCACAGTTCTACGACTGCTTGCACCCATGTCTTCTTTGACCCAGCAGGTATTACAGTCGCTGTGACGCTGATCAGCAAGCATGGCCAATCTTATTTCTCTAGCTTTGTCGCCATTTTTAATAACGTCAAAGTCATCGCGGCCGAGATTGTAGGGCTTACCATTATCATCTCTTATTGTGCCTTGTTGACTGTCTTTACTATTGGTCATCAAGCAACAAACCCTGGCAGTGCCAATGGGCTTTGCTGCCATTTGCACCCAAGGTATAACACAAAATGTTTTATCCATTGAAATATTTCTTTGCTAAATGTTTTGCAAACTTCTCATGTACTTCTTTGTTAAAGTGAAATCCAGAAGTAAATGATTTATGATCTTTATCCATCATTCTTGCCATGGAGTCTATGCCCTTGGGAAACAATGATAATATCGTTCTGCCTAAATATGTTTCAGGATTTGGATTATCAATATCCATAGTCTGTTGGACATCGTTACATCCTTCATTGACTGTAGTATATTCTATTTCAAAAAATAAAGAATCAACCATTATTACTTCTATACCCAATGCTCCTTGTATTGCATTTTTATACATATTCACCGTTGACAAATAATTCAATAGTCTAGAACTTGCCCACATGTCAAGTTCTAATGCTTGACGATTATCTGTTGATAGGAAAAACTTTTCAGCTACAGAATAGTTATCAACTAAACTACTTCCTTGATTTAAAGACCTAACAAAAAATTCATTATCTAATTTATTATGATCCAAATAAGCAGGTCTGTATGTGTCGTAGGAATCATACCTAAATTCTTTTATATAAGCATGTCTTGTTCTACATGTGAACTGAATTATTACTTTTTTAACATCTATTCCTTGTTTTCTTAGATTATATATGTCATTGCATGTTCTTAAATAAATGCCATGGTTATCGCTGCCTGGTGCAGATTTATTGATAATTGTAGTGTCGGTGATGTTGCCCAGCAATGCTGCCCAATTTAATTGTTCCATTAATCTACTAGCTTTGCCTGCAAAATTTAATTCAGTGGTGCCTGGAACTATTTCTGAATATTTTAAATTTCTCCAATTTAAATATTCCATTACTTTATCTCCAGCCGAATTGTTGTTGAAACAATGTTTAACGTCATTGAATGATAACTCTTCTGGATATCCGTCCAAAATGTAATCGGCTATGTCTACTCCGTTGGTAAAACTACATCCGTTTACGTAAATTACTGCGCTCATCAAAAATACCTTTCTGAGATTTTTTTAGCAAACCTGTCATGTATTTTAGCGGTAAAATGTAGGCCCGCTGTAACAGTTGCTGGTTCATTTAAATCTATGCAATCCAACATACTTAATTTAATTTCATCATCCAATTGTTTTTTAAAATCCAGCAAATAGTCATCTTTATTTTTAGTTAGCCAATCAGGGTGTAATAATTCAAAAGGTTTCATGCCAAAAATAGAGTTAGGATAACATGCACTGTCTACTAAAATTAATCTAGCACTGGTAATTGATGATATTGCATGTTTAAACATATACATATTATATAACCAACGATATACTGACATTTCATAATGTTCGTTGTTGTTAAGATCGCCGATTACATCTGCATCCGATATCGGATTAATACTTTTTATATGGTAGTAATAATCATTTCCGTTATAACGCTGTGGTTCTTCCCAGTAATGTGTTTCTTTAAAAAAACTGTATCTAGCTGGTGATGTTACTTGAATTAGTATATCTGTTATATTATAACCTTGTTTTTGCAATCTATGTAAATCTGCCAAGGTCCTGTGAATTATAGCACACATGCTACTGCCGCCGTGACTACTTAGATTATGAACCGGTTTACCTAATTGTTCACTGAGTTTATTAGACCATCTATTATTAACTTCAAACTGTGCTATTTCTTTAGCTAACAGTTTATCGTCGATATGTTTATTGAAATTGCATTTTTGATCGAGCGCAGATATTTGATTGGCTCGAATGATATCAGAATCTGCGCTTGTTATTTCCTGTAAACTGTAATATTGTTTAAAAAATGGATATAAATGATCTGCTAGATCACATCCTTCTGTGAAGCTATCCCCATTAACATAAATGATATCTTTACCTTGGGTCATAGTCGTCCCACTTGACAGCGTTTTCCATTTGAAATTTATAATTTGATATTAGTCTTTCGAATGTCTCTATTGTAAAGCGCAAATTAAAGTTGCCGCCGTGTGTGTTAATTGTAAAACGCACAGCTGATATATTGCGTTTAATAACAACATACATTTTTATACCGCATTTCAACTGCAAATTAATACCTTCCCTGGTATTAGCACCTGCAAACATTTGTTTTATCTCGTCGTGCGTTAATCGGTAAGTTAACACAAAGTTATCGTTTACACGTAAACTTAGATCATTGATATCATATTTTTTGTATGCATATAACTTTAAATCTTCATCAAATGGTTTCATAATATTATTTAAACACGCTGTTTTATGATTAAGCATCTCTATTCTTTCATTGCCTGGTTCCCTCTTGGTGCATAACAATCTGCAAATTGGCAATGGATTATCTGATTGAACCATTGTTCTTATATTTGCCCAGGCCTGTGAGTTCGTTATTTCTTCGTAGGAATAATTATTTAAATTTAGTTGGGCATACAACTCTTCGCCTAGAAATTTTTCTAATTCACCATTAGTAGTAGTATAACAACAAGGAGAGTATGTACCACTTGCTCGTACAAAGAAAATATTTTTAGTCTTATAGCATTCTGGATCTAGTTGCATTTTGTCCTTCTTCATGTACGTAATTATTTAATTCCGAAATTACTTCTTCCAAACTTCTGTCGGGTTTGTATCCTGGGGGATACTCTCTTCCACTGCTAACTACTCGAAATTCGCCCACGCCCAGCTGTCGACTTAATTTGTATCCTTCTATGCCATCATTTTCATTGTATTTAAAAATTATCCATTTCCATTGTATATCAGCCAGTGACAGAGAAGTCATAATTTTAATACCTGTTTCAATGCTGGACCATTCCGAATTCACCCTGTATAAATCTTTGCCAGGCAAGCCATCTATACTGAAGACAAACATGTCTCCCTTTTCGAACAAAGGAGCCAACGTCGTCCACCAAGCGGCATTTCTATAACTACCATTGGTGTTCACAGTTATTTGCTTGTCAGCCTTTTTTACAAGTTTGATTATTTCAGCAAATTTTGTATGATATATAGGATCACCATATCCTCCGGAAAATATAACTGACTTAATACTTGGCACCTGCATCATTTTTTCAATGACAGCAATGTCTAGTTCGCCGTATTTCCATTTGTTTTTCTTTTCATCCGGATCTCTAGTCCGCGGACATTCTGGACAAAATAGTGTACACTTGCTGGTTATTTCCAATTCTAAGCGCAAAGGGTCAAAATTCATAAATTTCAAAAATATTTATTCATCTATTGTTCTGATATTTTCTAAAGGATCTAATTTATGTTTTTTAATGTTTGTATAATAGCCATCTTTGTAAACAAATCCGTTTACGTCTTCTTTAGTGGCTCTGGTCAAAGGATTGGCAACAGGCTTGGCTTTTCCTATACATACTGCGTAACCTGGTGCCATATGGTGTTTATTTGCCATTTCGTCAGTAATTCCAAATTCATTATATATAGAATGCAAATGGGCTTTCAATTCAGGTGTTTCCATGACGTTCCTAACACCTCTAGTACAACCATTGAATCCAACATCCAATCCAAGCAGATATGCTTGTTGGGCTAGAAATGCCATGTTCATTCCTATGTTAATATTTCTTATGTATCTATCCCCCAAATCAGGTTCTTTTAAAAAAGTTCCATCTGCATCTAAATGACTGAGATGATTGACGATAGGAAGAGAGGCGTTCGCTTCTAAATATATTACTACAGCAGGTGCTGTCGATATACCTAGTTGATATTCTGTTGGCATTATTTTACCCAACGACTCGCTGTATTTAGACACCATAAAAAATATATTGTCCTGCAACCATTCTTTATGTTCCTGCTTTTCAACAAGGATTGGTATAAAATTTCTATTTGAGTTCTGCGCTGGCGCATAATTCACTGCATCGATTAGCATTTGTCGTTGTTCTTTTGTTAGTTTTTGATCTGTAAAAACTTTCGATGTGCGTCTTGTTTTTAAAAACTCATTATATTCAATTGGTGTCATGATTTTTCCTTTATTTAAATTGTTCACTGAATGCATCATACTTAGTACCGCATGTCTTAGCACATACTGCCAGCTTGCCTTCTGCACAGCTAGGTTTATTCCAGCTATTAGGTATTGTTTCTTGCATATATTTACCATTGATAACATCATTTAAGTTGTGTAATCGCAGATCTAAACCGTCTAACCCAACCTCGTCAATTGCGTCCCATATCTGTCCGCCACGTTCTTTCCAGTACCAAACATACATTTGTCCCGCGGTCCAGCAACATGGTTGTAAATATCCTTCTGCTGTGATGTAAATACTTTTCTCTTCTGCAACTTTACATTTAACTTCCACACTGTCCCAGTACTTTTCCATGTCTTTTTTCTTATCGGGATCTAAGTTAAACTTTTGAGCACTTATCTTACCTTCTAGCTCGGCAACAGTTGATATGAAATCCATTTTAATTTTGCCTTTGTCTTTGCTTAGGCTTTCTAATTGTTTTAGTGCGGCATTTTGATATTCTGGGTTAGTCGGCATACTTAACATTTGAGTAGTACTGCCTTTACGGTTGCCTGCTTGGTGATCCGCTTTTACTGCGCCGCGAGTATTGCTAAAGAATCTATTGGACTTTTTAACATTAAACTTTTCAAAGCCCATACTTTCAGCTAATGCTCTAGCTTCTTCTACTTGATGTTCATTGTGTCCAAACACAATGAAGTCCCAACGTGCTCGGCCTCCAGCTTGTATAAAAGCTCGAGCATTTTCCATGATCTTTTTCCATACAGTGCCTTGACGGTACAAATGATTGGTATCCTCTAAACCGTCTACACTGAATACAACATAGTGACTTTTACCCATGGCTGCTGGCAACTTGCTCCACCATTCAGGAGTCTTAGCACTGGCATTTGTATGAAAGCTCAGTTGCATTTTAGCATTGTGACTGCGAATGTATTCAAATATTTCCAAGGTATCGCTGGCGCTAATGGGATCGCCATAGTTGCCGCACATGTATAATCGTTTCAATTGCTTGATAAATTCAGGCTTGAGAATCGTTCGGACATCATCTAAACTTAATTCAGCATTGTGTAACTGAGGATTTACTTCGCCTCCGTTGATGTTACGGGCACACTGGGGACAGCTGGCATTACAGCGTTCAGTGACTTCTAAATGAACGGTGGTAATTTCATCAGCTTTATACATCATTTAACTCCGTATAACATATAGCGTTTGTAACTAGGGAGAACAGTTTCTCCCCTAAAATACAATGTAGTTACTGGATATTTTTTTAAAAACACACCAAAGTCTTGACAGTAATTTATGTGTTGATAATCCGGACTGCTGTTAGATTGTAATAATACTGTGGTACCTGGCTTTAACTTTTCGAACCAAGTATTATCCATGTGTTCTGCACTGGTGTTAATAACTAAGTCTGGATTAATTATACTGTCATTAAAGATGATATCGTTGTTTACATCAAAACAATGTTCCATATTTTTATTACAGATAAATGCATTTGGATTCATAATATTAATCAAAGGATTCATACTGGCATCTGGATCGATACTATACAAATGTTTATAATTTATGTCTTTTAAGAATAGGCTATGATGAGTCAGCCAGCCGCCGATTAACAAAATATTGTTAAATGACGTATTGTGTTTACTCAGTGTTTCTGCCATCCATAATTTGCTGAGTATTTGACTTTTACTAAAAATAGTTGCAAGTATACTGTCATTTAACAATGTTATTTTATGTAACTTTTGAAGTACAGAATCATTGGGCCATATTGAATTCATAATATAAATCAATTCTTTGGTAACCAATTTATCTTCAGCACAGATGTTTGCATAAAAATTTAAACGATCACTTCTATATGATTCAGGATATAGCTCATAGTCCGAAGAAATTAAATCTTTCAATGGCCATGGTTTAGAATTAGCTTCGGAATATTTCATATTGATAATATTCCTGATAAATTTCTTTTTTTCGTATTCATTGATAAAGTTAAAAAACTTTTCAATGCCAAATAACCATGTTAAATTATCATTATCCATTACAGTCAGTCCAGTCTATAAATTTATTTTTTAACCATTTAAAATCATTGACCAGTGTAAAGTCGCAGTTCTTTGATTTAGCATAAGCAACACCTTGCCGTGCGCCGTGTACAGCAAAATAGCCATGCTCTACTTCAAGGCCAGCTTCGCACCACATTGTCAAACGTTCCTGGCTTTCTTGGTCATTGTTATTTTTATTAATGCCAGCACTTAGTTTAACTGCTTCACGAAATGCTGTTCTCCAAGTGGCATATGGACTGTAATTAAATCTGTGTTCCGTGGCAAGAACATTTACTTTAATATAACTATCTGCCAGTGTAGTAGTCATGTCAGGCCGATCTAATCGTTCTGCACTAAAACAATCTTTACTGAATAGTTTGATTCCGCCGTGCCCGTAAATCAATCCATTGATGGGATTCTTACTGCGAAATACCGCTACACTTTTTGACGTTAGTTCAATATTTTTATCAAAGTTAAAACTATCAACTATCCAGGAATCAGCATCCACTACATAAAATCTATCGCTTTCGCACAAACTTGAAATATGTTTGTGACTTTCGAATATATTGCCCACGGCTGCAACTGCAACTGCATCTGTAGTCTTGGTCTGTAAACGTTCCCAATTTTCGTTTAGATTTGCTTCATCTGTGTATAAAAAGTAAACTGGTGTCATATTAGTATTTAGGTAACTCAAATCCATACAACGGCAATGCACTTTGATTTAATAATGACGGCCATCCCTGTCCTTTTGTGGGACTAAAATGAACGTGTTTAAACCAAACGCTTTGATTAGCATCTAATTCGACTAAGGGTAATCCCAGTTTATGTGTCAAGTCTAACATTAGTTTATGACTATGATCATTGATAAATTCGCCTTGTCCTAACTTCATAAGTTGTTCATCCCAAAATTTATCAAACCATGCATAGTCTGAAATTACACTATGATCAAAATTTTCGACATATAACATATAAGCCCCTAGTCTTGAGCCGTAGATAACCCAGTCGCCATTTTCAACATCTCGACCCACTGTCATCCATATCATCCAACGTGCAAAGTTTGCAGGGTACATTTTATGTTTAAAATCTTCTGGTCTAACTTTAAAACCTTGATCCAGTCCCATTTTAACGCCTTCTCGAAAACCTGCCCTGAATGCTTGCTTAAAACTTGCATTGTTATGTACAATGCCATATGTGTTATTCATTTGTTTGTATTGTTCAGGATCCCAACAGAAATCTACGTTATGAGTATTATCGCCTTTTCTTGCGGCTTCATGGCTTTTCATATTATTAACATGTTCCGCATACCATAATTTAACGCCACCGTTGCCGTAGACTAAACCATTGACAATGTTCCTACTGCTCCAGCTCAATGTTGCATGTTTGATGTCATTGGTAATTTCAATGCTTTTTTTCCATATTTCTGCGTCTACTCTGCAATCTGCATCTACAGTAAAAAAGCGTTTGCTGCCAGCTTCTTCTGCGGCTTTTTTATGTGCGGCATCAAAGCCTTTTACGCCATGCACACGTTTTACCAATTTGGGATTAGGATGATTGTCTTTTAAAAAATTAAAATTTTCATCGGCATTGGGTTCATCAAAACTAAGAAATATAACTGGTATATCTTTTAGTTTTAATATATTATTGTTTTTACTTTCTAAAGAATTTATTAAACTCATTTTTCATCCATTCGTAATCATTGATCATCTTTAAAGCTACATCATCGTCTTGATATTGTAGACCATATTTTTTACCCTGCTGAGCTCCTATTATAGATTGCTCGCCAAATCTTCTTCCCACGCCCACTGTAGTCCAGACGTGTAGTCTATGTTCTGCTTCGTTGCGTAATCTAGTAATTGTTTCAACGTCCAACTTATTTACTAAATCTTTATTGGTCAAGTTGGCTGACAGTTTTGCACATTCTCTATATGCGCTTCGAAATGTGCTGAACTCGTCGTAGTTAAATGCAGTGATATTACTAACTTCGTCAAATACTTTAGTACTTAATCCAAACCCCGTTGTGAAATCAATGACATCTTTATCTTCGCACATCAAGGGTTGCTTAGGTAGTATTTTAACACCTCCGTGACCATAAATCAAGTCATTTATTGGATTTATACTTGACCATACACATATATAATCGCATTCTGGCTTATACCACCATGTATTATATTTGCTGGGTGTAAAAGAGAAATCAAAGTCATCGACAATAATTGCGTCACTATCGACTACATAAAAATTATTGGTGAAACTTCGACGAGCACATTCTTGATGTGCTGCCGCAAAACCTTTTACACCATTAACTCGTCTAGCATTGGGTACTAGCTCTCGGAGTCTGGCGTAGTTTTCATCTGCGTACGGTTCGTTATAACTGAGGAAAAAAACATCTAGCATTATACTAGTATTTAATATTTTTACTCACGTTACTACAGGAACATTGTACTTTAAATAGAAGTCTTGGGCATGTTCAATATTGTTAACCATGGGCTGGCCTTTGATATTTAAACTGGTATTAAGTAACATCGGGCATCCGGTTAAACTATACCAATCTTCTAATAGCTTTCTAAATCCAGGACTGTCATTTTTACTCACAGTTTGCACACGGCTTGTTCCATCTTTGTGTATAATAGCAGGGAACTCTTCTGGCTTGGTGCATTTGGCAACGAATTGCATGAATGGGCTGGCTGTTATATTTGCGGGCATGTCAAAGTATTCGTGTACATGTTCTTCTAAGATTGCTGGTGCGAATGGTCTGAATTGCTGTCTTCGCTTGATTGCGTTGACTGTGTCTTTGATTTCGGAGCCTCTAGGATCCGCCAGTAGGCTTCGGTGCCCAAGAGCACGTGGTCCGAACTCAGCCTTGCCGCTAGCCACCCCCACAATTTTATCTCTTGTAAGTATACTAATAGTTTCATCAACTGGATATTCCTTTCCCATGTTTGTGCCAAGATATGCTCCTGGCCACGTAACCTGTTCGCCAAAAAAGGCAGCAACTGAGCCAACACTACTGCCAGCATCCCCAGGGTTTGGCATGATCCATACACGGTCCCAATCGCCGGTGATTTCACTGTTGGCCACACAATTAAGAGCACAGCCACCCATTAGTACAATGTTCTTACTGGGGAGATTTGCTCTTGCCCATGAACTAATACCTTGTAATATTTCAGTATACACTTGTTGAGTTGCGGCAGCAATATCAAATGTATCTTGTTCTTTCAATAAATCTAGTCTCCAGTCAGGACAACCACGATGCAGGTTACGTTTAAATTTGACTTCGGGTCCGTTTATAACAGCAAAGAAATCATTGTATATGTCTGCTTTATATTTGTTGGCGTCACCATAAGCAGCCATGCCCATGAGAATATATTCTTCTTCGTTGGGCTTTAATCCAATGCGCTGTGTCATAGCACTGAACCATAGTCCCAGACTATCTGGATATCCCTGTGCATATACTTTCTTTAATTCATTGCCAGTGCCTTGCCAAACTGTGAGTGTTTCGAACTCACCTATACTGTCAATTACTACCACAGTGGCATCTGCTAGTCCACTAGTATAATAACCAGCGGCAGCATGGCTCTTATGATGTTCACCTATTACCAAAGGTTGGTTTAAGTTGTATTTTGCTAGATATGATTTTACGTCATTTTCCACTGTACGGTTGCCCTGGCCAGCTTGGAATTGTCGGGCTGTTTTTAACACAGGATTTTCATACCAAACAATTAAATCTGGCTTACCGTATTGTTCGGCATCTAATATAATACCCGAACAAAGATCTCCGTCATTCTTAATGCCAGAATATCTTTCACTGTGTGCCGCAAATTGTAATTGTTTATCATGCCAAACACTGACTGCGGCGTCATGACTGTTGGCACTAATTCCCCAAATGTTCATCGGTATATAAATGGATCTCGTCGACGTAGTTCTTCTAAACGTTTCTTGAGTTTGATTTGAAATTGTACTTCGGGATTCTCGTGATCAAATGTTTTATAACGATCCAGCAATGATGTAATTGTTTTTTCTAATTCTGAATTAAACTTTTTAGCATCTATGGCTGCGATGATATCTCTGTATTCATCACTGTTAAAACAATAATGTCCACCAACACTGACTGCAATGTCCAAATCAGTGACTCCGGATGCAACCCATCGTTGCCAATAATTTTTACTGTATACGTAGTCTGCAAATCTAGACCATAGTTCCTTGGGTGCAAACTTTTTTAACAGGTCTGTTTGTACTTTGCCTAACTGCGGCGCAATATTTAAACTATCAACATCGGCATCTATTCTTTTTTGTATATCATCAGCAGTAAAGTAGTCGGCATTATGTTCTTTGAATAAAAAGCCTGCGGCACGTATTTGTTCGCCGATTACTCGATTACGTGCAACATCAAATGTGCCAGCTTGCCCGTCTTTGGTTAGACTGCCGGTTTGTGTTACAAAGAATTTAACGTTGTTTTTGTAGGGATTTAGAAATTCCAGTTGTAGATCTATTCTAGCTAGACTGCTATCAACATCTATACCCGTGTTATCCTCACTGCCAAATTCCAGCATAATATCAGGATTCAAGTTTAATGCATACTCAATTAAACTTTTTGCATGATGTAGTTGATTATCTTTGATACGGCTAACATCAATGTGTATTAAATCAAATCCTGCGGCGATATCAGCCGATATAGTTTTCATACAACGATCCATGGCGTCTTCAATTGTTAGCCCGCGATCTAAATCGCTGAAGTAAGGGCCGCAATGATCTCTGCATAATAATAAATTTGAATTTCTGTATTGCTTAACTTGTTCAACTAATTCAGCAGTAGTACAAACATATCCTGTAACATAATCAACTTGATTGCGGCTGGCAATAATCATCAATGGATAATTATTATCTCTTGTATGTTTAGCAAGGATTGATATAATTTCCTTACTCATTGGGCCGAAACCTAATTTAAATTGTTTCATATTGTCTGCTTTCGATTTCGTTGTATAGTTCTTCGCTGGATTTTATTCCAGTGTAAATCTCAAATTGTTTTAAGAATTGACTGCGATAAAACTCACGCCCAGATACGTATTTAATATTGTAATTCTGACATTGTTGTTTAAACTCGTTGTTCTTGATGGCCAAGTCGATTACCAGTCTTGTGTCAGGAGGTATTTGTCCCAGCATATATGGACTTTCATCACTGATTGTTCCCAAGGCTGTGCAGTTAATTATGATGTTTGCCGTCTTATATCGTTCATTCCATGTGCTTAAATTTCTGGCACAAACATTTAAGTTTCCGTAATATTCTTCTTCTAGGTATTTAATGAACATACTGCCTATGGCACCTGCACCCAAAATAGTTATTTTATCTGTTTTATTGATGTACTTGCAAACGTGTTCAACACCAGCCAGGTCGGCATTATAACCATGCGTTACACCTTTGTCTATTTTAATCGTATTACAACTATTATACAAGTCAACGTATGGATGCCGGTTGTTCAATAATGGCATTACTACTCGTTTGAATGGCATACTGATACTAATGCCACTAACGCCTTCTTCAATTGCATCTTTAATACTTTGTTCAACATTATCGCAGGCCAGCGGAGTATATGTTGCATCGATATTGTAATGCTTAAAGAATTCTGTGTAAAAATATTCTCCAGTCTTGCCTGGATATTGACTTAGGCTTATAAATTTTTTCATCGTTTGTATGCTCTTATCTGTTTTATTTTATTATCTTGATCAAACTCGATAACGTCAACTACTTGTGCTACTATTGCATTGTTAATTATAACTTTTATTTCTGCTATAACTGTGTCTAATCCCACGGCAATTTTATCAACATCAATTCTAATATCGTTGACTGAATTAAAGAAGTTTTGACTAAATTTTAAAATATTATCTTTACCAACTACTTGAACTTCCCAGTCCGTTAATACAATACTGTCACTGAACAATACTTCCAGTGATGCGACGTCTTTCTTACAGAAACTTTGAAAGTACATTAATGCTATTTGGCTTTGTGTTGGATTACTCATTGTCTAACTCCTCAAATAGTTTAATGCCCAAGTACCATAAGAATATATCAAATGGTGCAGTATGCAAAGGACTCATGTTCCAAAAGATAATTGGTATTAATTGTTGCACTTTTTTATAATCTAACTTATTATTTAATATATATTTCTTTAGACGTTCCTGATAGACTGTAATATGTTCTACACTAGGAATGCTCAGCGTTACGCTGTCGTTGTCAATTTCAATATTAAAGTTATGATTCTTAATGTTAGCGTAGTTAATAATTAATCCGCCGGCCATCTTGGCCAAGTCGTAGTATATATCACCGTATTCAACAATGCCTGCAAACTCGTGTCGCCAGTCTATGATCTTAAACTCTCCGCTGTCACTAATCACAATATTGTCAAACTGTAAATCGCCATGAAGGAATCCCGGGCGTGTAACTTGTGCAAAATATTCCCAGTCTATTTTGTTGAGATAATAACTGTAGTCTTTGACTTCTACACCGTCAACGTTAGTCACCGGCTTTAGATTAGGGTACTTTTCTAAAAACTTATTAATACGCGACAGTGATTTTGTTTTATAGAATTCAATGCTGGCATCGTGTATATCAGCATCTATGTCTTGCCACACATTTGTTTCCAGCCAATTAAGTAATTCATTGAATGCCACAGGATTATTAAACTCATAAAGAGTCTTGCCCGGAAAGAAATCGTAGGCCATATAATTACCGCTGTGTGTACAATTAGCGGGGAATACATAGGGGTTGGCCAATACTTTATCGTATTTCTTTTTTGCTATGCTGTCATCTAGCCACCATTTAACTACACGGTTGTTACATATGTAAGTTACTTCGTCCTTCTTAGTAAAGTCAAACTTTTGACTCTTGCCGAGTTCAGTTTGATATATAGTAGGACTGCCAAAGTCTAACCACGTATTTAAATTAGCAGTATCGCTGCCTAGTTTAATAATACCAATAAACTCATTGCTATGACTTTGTTCCAAGTCTGCGAAGAATGTTGTATAGTCATTGATATACATCAGCCCTGTAAATGCAGACCAAGTTGCGGGAGTAGTTTCTTTAAACTTGATATCTTGTATATGAAAACTATTATTTTTGTCAAACATTGTATAAAGATGCGTGTCTTGTTCAGGCACTGACTTAACAAAATAACAATCTTTATTTCTAACTAGATCCACAACTGTTTGATCAAAGTAAGTGTCACAGGGCACATACCAAAATGGGCTGTGAATCGAATTTTTACATTGTAGCAGTGTGTATCCGGTTCCTGACTTGGTGCCGGTCCAGTCGTCGATGTGCAAAAACTCAATGTTTCTGTCACTGTATGCTACACTACAAAAATCTATAATTTGTTCTTTTAGATGTCCAACGGGAATAATAAATTTACTGTCTTTTGAAAAACTATCAATAATATGTGCCAACACTGGTTTATCTTTGTAAGGCAACAATGCCTTGTTAAGATTCTTGGTATAGTTGCCCATTCTACTGCCGGTGCCAGCAGTAGGAATAATAACAGTATTAGTCATGCTCGTAGCTAATTCTTCCATGCGTTCTTCCAGCATCATCTTGTAAACGTATAACATCGTCTAATTCTGTTGTACTAGTTTCCATGAACTCTAGGTCAGTTGTTGCTATTACTCTATGAACATATCCCGGTGTAACATTGAATACAACGCCTGGTTTAAGTTCTATCCGTTCAAAAGTATATTCATAAGCTTCTGCCTGCTTATTGGTCATGCCTTGTTCTAAAAACTTGGCAATGTCTAGCGGTTCTCGACTGCGATGTAACATACCTGTGCCACTGAGAACATAGTTAGTTTCTATCTTGTATTCGTGTACTTGTAAGCTGGTTCTATTACCCGCTTTGAATAAAATACGTTTACTGGCATAAGGAGTTTGACTACCATCTGCAATCCAAAGCTCGTAGCCCCAGTGTTTAGTTACTTTTTTAATTTCCATCATGCCATCCATTTTCTTTTAATTTATTTAATATAATATTATATGCTTGTTTATGTCCTTCTGGACTTGAATGCATACTTTTAATTTCGTCGGGATAATCTACACTTAACTTGCCCCAAGATAATTCAACTAAATTCTCTTCATCCATGAATTTAGCATACTCTTTCGGTTCATGTGTAAGAATTAAATGTTTAATATTGTGTTTATTTAACAATTGATGTGCCATGGTCATTACACCAATACTTTGTAATCGATTTATTCTACTGTCATGTATAGTAGTGGCAAAGTCGTACAATGTTTTCATTCTTTCTTTTGGCTCATTGATAAACCTGGCATAGTAACCGCTTTCTTTATCATGTTTTCTAAATGTTTCCCAAAAGTCGATTACGCCCATGAAGTTTTCTGTAAACATTCTTCCTTTATAGCTATTATCATCGGACATGGGATGATTTTCTAATAGCTGATGATATGTACAATCTCCATAGGGAGGATATTGATGGTAGTTGACATCCGTGTTTGTTATCTGTCCTTTGATGTCATCATCCCATGGAAACCAATCTACTCTGTCATAGCTGGTATGACTTACAATTACAATATCATCGGGACCAGCAACGTTATTGACTGCATATTCAGCTTGTAAGTAAATGCTTAAATTTGTACTAGACCCTTTGGCTAGATTTACTAATTTTCTATTCAGTGTGTTTGATAACAATGTACCATATGGTTCTGTATGTAGATCTATACAGCCTATGCCTATGTTAAAACTATCGCCACAGATTATTAATTTACTATTCATATTATTAATATAAATTATGTTGCTTGATATATCTAAATAATTCTCTGGCCCAGGCTTTGTGACCACGGGGGCTTGGATGCCAACCAACTAAAGGCGGAATTACTTTATTTTTTGGAGTCTCTATATAACTCTTAAATGTATTATTAGGTTTATCTTTTTTATAGAATCTAACAGGATCTATGCTTGCCCATAGTGCAGAATAATCATTGATATGTTTAATACGTTTTAACGGATTAGTGGATATTTGATATTCGTGTCCGCCTATTCTTCCTTTAATTTTTTCTATTTCGTCAATGATATTTAAATCATTCCATTGTCCCGGAGACTCATTTGGGGTTTGATAAAAGCTGTTAAAACACATCCACTTAATATTATGGGCCGTACAAAAATTTTGTAATTGTAAAACATTTAATACATATCGAGGAATATACTCTTGGGCATTCCATAAGTATGCTACATACAATTCCCAAAATTTTTCTTGTTCCTTAGACTCAAAATGTGGAACCTGCGGCCAAAGTCTAAATGGATGACTTAGTTTTATATTGTCGTCTATATACCAAAAACTATTTCGTTCTGGACTACTCCAGCCAATTATAACAAATAAATTATCAGTGGAAATATTATTTGCTAGATACTTTTGAGAGATGTAATTTATAGTTCTGCGTAAAATAGTTCCATTGTCATCTGCTGGCCAGCTAAGATTAGTCACTGGTACGTTTAGTAAATTTGATAGATGCGTTGGAAAAATTTTAGGAATACGATACGGATCATTTTCTGGTAAAAAATCATATGCACCAGGATGAGTTGTAGAATTATATTTTTTGGCAATTTCCGGATCTGCAATTTCACAGCCAAACACCCAGCTGTCACCATCACATATTACTTCTGATGGTGCAACTGTACTTTCAAATTTATCAATCATTCTTTTAGATGTACCACTCAAACCATTTTCTCCTAATTTCTTCATAGTTATAAATTGAATTCAATTTTGCTTCCACTGCGGTGCTTCGCATCACTGCATATTCAAATGGATTTACGCAGTTTGGATGTATGGATAATTCTGTCATGTAATTATATAATAAACAACCGGGTCCTAGCCATAATACTTTATCCAAGTTTAAACCACATTGATTCTTAAATTGATATTCCATGGGGCGGGAGATTTTATGAAAAGAATATAGATCTCCTATTAAATCCATGGTAGGACTATCACCATAAAATAACACATCATCAAAATTATTAGAATTAAATTCTGAGGCAAATTTGCTTACGGGTGTAGCTGTATAACAAACGCCTGGCCAAACTCGTTGTAAAGGAAATCGATGACTAGGGTTGTAAATGACATCCAATCTTGCCTTAATAACTAAGTCATATTGAAAACTTTGTTTCAATTCATAGTCTCTTTTAAGCATTAAACTTCTTGCAAAGCTATAGAACATTGGATCCCATGCACGTTTGAATTTTTCTTTATCAAATTCTTGTTGTATAAAACCCTTGGGCTTATATGTTTCTATAATGGCATCTCGATCATTGTGAATCACATCAGTATAAACAGTGATATCAGTTTTGGGCAGGCGCCATGTATTGGTATCCCATGTATGAATAAAATAATCAGTTTCTACCTCCAAACCATTTTCTGGATGCGGATATTCGTGTTCAAAGAAACGTTTAATGTTGGCAACACTTTCCTGCCAATAACGTGCTTGGCCACTGAAGCAAACTGCAATTCTAAATTTTCTTTTAGGTACCGCAGACAGCGGCTCTGGTATTTCAACCTGAATAGGCGCACCCAGCAAATTGCCAGTAAGTGAGTCTATTTCAACATTAAATAAGCTCATGTCCACCTAATTCTCCTTCTAATCCTGATTTTATTTTTCTATCTAAGTAGTCCTGACTCCTGAATATTTTAGGATCAACTGATAATGGGGATATTTCTATGTTTAACATCTTTGCATAAAAATACAATGCGTGTTCTGGTCCCACTAGATTATTACTGTTAAAACTTTTCTTTCCTATAACAGGCAACCATCTATAAAATTCACAGATACGATTAAATGTAATAGTATCAGCAAACCAAAATACGTCGCCCAATCTATGAAAAGGAAACTGTTCAGGATCTTTTCTAGTATGACAAGTATAAAAAGTATTAACTTCTGGATACACTAGATCATATCTTACAAAATGATCAATTTGATAATCATCAAAAAACATGTCGTATCTTATCTTGATGCATAAATCATAATGAAAATCATTTTCGAACTCGTGAATTTTCTTTAAGTGAGCGGCTCTCATTACGCTATAGAATTGACCAGCGGCCCAATCTAATTTAGTTTCTCCGTGTTCATTGAGATGTACAGCATTTTGTTCGCGCACGTCTTTGATTTTATTTTTGTTAGAAATTTCATCTTCGAATATACACGCTTTGGGTTTTATTGTATCTACGAATCTTTTCTTTTCATCATCAGATATTTTGTCACCGGGCACAGTATTATAATCCCAGCCTTCGTGCATTAACAAACGATGAGGCGGAGAATTATAATCCCATACATGACAAAATATATCTATGTCATCGACTTCATATGATTGTTTGATTTTATCAATTAGTTTAAACCACGTATGATAACACTTTTCCCATGTTCGAGGTTGTCCACTGATGCAAATAGCCACTTTCATTTGGCATTTTTCCATTTAGTATAGTAAGGTTCAAACTCAGGAAATGTAGCCAAAAAATTTGTTCCTCTTCGCTTGTCATGTTCGTCGACAAACGCAACCAAGTCCTTTTGATATACTGTAACTTCTTCTGGATCTGTTTGATTCATTGTTAATTCGTATATACGTTTAAATTTTTCAGCTTCCCATTTGAAAAATCCCTGATTGGCACTACCATACCATTCACCGTTTTCTAAATTACGATACATCATTGTTACTTGATCAAAAATGTATTCCTTGGCCCAGGCCGAGGGCATGACATGAAAGATACTTTGATGTGCAGGATGTCTTAGAAACGGTGCATCTAAAATCAACGGAGCATGAACTGCATCATGTCCTCCGAACTCGTTTTTAATGTCCAGCACATCTTGTAAGAACAGCGTATATGTAGGTACACTAAGAACATTGTAGGTACTCATGATAGTAATAGTACACTCGGGGATTTCTTTTAATACCCTGCGGATGTTACTTAACCAAAGTTCATAATTCATACCATCGCGAATATATTCTGCGGCGGCTCCGTGAGCATCACAGCTTGTAAAGATTTTAAACTTTTTAACTTTCTTTTCTTCGCAGATAATTTTAACTTTTTCAAGGAACTTGTCAAATAACTGCGGTGGCACACATAAGTTACTGTTAATGCTTAAATGTATATCCGGGTTAGGGTTTTCAATTACATAGTCAAGAACTTTAAACGTATCTTTGCACAATAACGGTTCACCGCCAGTTATCCTGAAGTGTTGAAGTTCTTTATAAACAGTGGGCCACCATTTCCAGAATGCTTCCACATAAGGATTGTATTGATTGTGCGGAATAGGCATTTGATCAATTTGTTTAAGGCCAGCAATATCATTGAAGAGGCCGTGTGTTGGATATGGGCCATGTTGTTTAACTTCTTCCATCCACAAACTACTGACCTGTGGACTACAATAGCTACATTTAAAATTGCAGACGTTACTGAAACTTACTTCTAGATAACTAGGAACAACGTTACTATCCCATGGCAAATTGCGAACTTCGTCAAAGTGAGGCTTTGCCCATACGTCATAGCTCTTATAGATTCTATCGCTGAGTGCATCCGGTGCGCTGTCTTCTACTTTCCAGCAATAGTCACATTCTTTAGGGCGGGCACCTTCCAACATTAACTTACGCTGTTCTTTTTTAAACTGTGTATTATGCAATGCACTGGGATTGGCGGCTAGTTCGTCTAAAGGAATTTTGTGCGTAGTGGGATGGTGACAACTGTGGTTGTGACCTGTTTGCAAATGCAGAGTTACCTGTTTCCACTTGGCAATACAAAAACTAGGACTAACATCGTTAATCTTTTTTTGAAATGCAATGATATCTTTATTGTGTTCCATATTAATTTATCGAGTTATCTACTTGATTTTCTTTGACTTGGGCACCGAGTCTGGGTGGGTTAATCCAACTTTCCTTGAACATTTTACTTCCGTTATAGTCGAGTTCTGCAATCTCTAATCCTAGGTTTGTTCTCAATGATTCTCCTAGTTTGAATATTTCGTCTTGTAGTTTTTTCTTGTCGTATGTCCATCCGCTGGCTAAACATTTTTCAGACTCGCCGGCAAACTGCGGCTGAACAGCATTTTTCCAAAAGTCATCATGCCATTCAAAATCACGTACCAATGTGAAATCAAAGCCGTCTCTGGCAATATTAGACATATAGCAACCCAATCTAGTTCCGTACATGGCCCATAGTCCATTGTATACATCAGCACCCACACTGGCCCATACCAGCAAACGTTTATAGTTTCTATCGTGTACTCGTTGTTTGAGTTGTCGGGGATCCACAGTTACTCCGCCTTCTAATGATAGTTTAACACCTTCTCGAAAGCCCGCACGATATGCTTGGTAAGCACTGGCATTATTAAAAACGTCACTGTAGATGTTATTCATTTGATGATAGTAAATGTCCCAGCAAAAGTCAACTTGTGCTTTGGGATCTTCTGCGGCTTCATGTGTACGCATTTGTTCTACCACATGTTTGGGCCAAAGTTTAATACCGCCATTGCCATAAACTAGTCCATTGACAACATTCTTACCTGCCCATGATATAACGTCGTGACGACTAATTTTCGACATATCTAATTCAATGCTTAAAAAGTCATCACGTACAATGTTATCTGCATCCACAGTGATAAATCTATCTGTTTCAGCGGCTGCTGCCGCGGCTTTGTGCGCGGCGTCAAATCCTTTTACTCCATGCACACGCTTGGCCCAAGGAGCTTTGTTACATAGATCAGAATAGTTCTTATCAGCGTTGGGTTCGTCGTAGCTTAAAAATATAATATCAAAACTGGTAATCGGTGCTAGCATCTTCTTCCTTTGCATGTAAATGAAAATAGTTACATACTAATTTAACTTCTTTTTCACTTGTTAATTTTATCTCAAAATTATTATAGTTGTTAAGTTGGTTACTACTTAACTTGATAGAACCCAACATCATTGTTGGGTCATGTTTTTCACAAATGTATAATTCTATGTCTTCATTTAATCTAAATGTGTTAATGTCTTGTATTGTACTTTGTAATTTTAACACATTACCCGTCTGTTTGTAAAGCAAATTTGGAAGATAATCTAAATTATTTTCTGCAACTAAGTTTTCGTTTGATTGGTGGTCATATGATATAATTTGGTTGTCGTTGTAATATAAAAATCCGATGTTTTTCAATCCCAACACGTCATCTGGCAACCATCTACACTTAAAACTAATATCATGTTTTTCAAATAATTCTCTAGTAGACACAGTGAATTTTCCAAACAGCTTGGATCTTTCATTTTTATCAATACAATATATTTCTATGTAATCGGGCAATTCTTCCAAGTGTTTTTCTGAGATTTTTTCCAATAACATATTCAATTTAAAAATATTATAGTCAAAAATTAGCTGTATTTTTTTAGTTACTACATCACAGTGTAAGTGTATAAAGGACCGTTCTGAATTTGTGGCGAAAATAAAGTCAAATTCCCCTTTTCTGCGTTGCTTGTTATGTATTAATTCAAATTCATTGGTTGTTTGATTTTTTTTAACTATGAGTTTAGACAGTGATAATTTGTTTTCGAATAATTTTTTTGTTAATGTAGAAGCAGTTATAACCGCTATAGAATTTCTTTTCTCTGATGGAACAATTTCCATGGGTGATGCAACAACAGGCAAACCTGTAAGTCTATTATATTCGACATACACCTTTTGTTCGTTATTTGTATTTCTACTTTTAAGAACTCTTTTTTGTATGTCAAATTCTTCAACTTGATCGTCATCACTTACAAAGTTGCTCATTTATTTTTAAAATTTTCTAATATTTCATCAGTGAGCCAGCCCTTGGATTCATATTTAACCAAACCATGTTGTACAAAATTTTCAATTTTAAGAGTACCTTCATCATTGACCCAGTAAGTTAAAAATTCACTCCAACGCTTGGTCCAATTGTTATTAATATAATTATTTTCTTGTTTTGACAGATCTACGCAATGCATAAAATCAAAGGTTGATATTTTCTTTTCAGTTATAGACTGTAATAAGGATAGCACCCAACTGGGCCATATGTATTTGGGAAACGGTGGCATTTCATGTTCTTTATCTGCAAAGAAATTTATATAATTGTCTTGATCATAACTGGAACATAACACACTGGCCAGTCCTAGAATGTAATCACAGCCCTTGTCTTTGTTAAAAAATATTGCATTTGGAATACTGCTGACTCCAAAATTTTTAAATTCAATGCTGGCAGTACTGTACATCACTGGATTTACAATTTCATTATTAAACAAATAGCGATGTTTTGGAAGAACAATGGGATCTAAACTTCGCAGATTTTCCCATATTCCTAGATCAAAATAAGTCAACAATTGATCGGGCAGTAAGCCGATAGTCTTGGTATACGGACTCATTAACATTGATTTGAAATAGCATAATGTTGGATTCGTTTCATCTAAAAAAATGACACTGTCCGCTTCTATAAATTTTGCATCTGTGCTATTAACAATGACACTGACCGGTCTATTAGAATCTATTTTTTTAATGCTTGTTATTAATAGATTTATTTCTATAGAGTTTTCAACAGTTCCATTAACTATTAAATAACCTTCACTCATAGATTAATTCCTTGAGTTTAGTGTAGTGTCTTAAAATTGCCATTTTATTCATCAAGTGTATGTTTTCATTTATTATTCTACTGCAAATATTTTTCCATAACTCTTTAGGATCTGGACATAATAACACGTAGTCATTGAGAGATTTAAATTCTACAATATCATCAATTTGCTCACTGAAACGCATTACTTTTCCTGGCAGCACTGCCACCGTATTTCCCGCTGTTTGGCCATTTAAAATATGTGCGGCAATGCTGGCAGCATAGTCGGTTCTAAATAACACTCCGGGAAACTTGTATAACCACTTGTAATAATGATAGTTCTCTTTAACATGTTCCCAAACACCAAAGAACAAGCGAGCGACTTCGCTGTCATTTCTCCAATACACAACGGTGCTCCACCACATGTCTATGCCATCTGGATGCAGTTTTTGTTCCCAGATTCTGGGCTTGTAATTTCTCACGCTGACAGCGTCTTTATACATTGCCAGTTCGTAGTCAGTGTCAAACACTGCATCTAAACTGTCATTGCCCACAATGTAGTCAACGTCTATCATCAATGTTTGTCGGTAAGGGCTTTTTTGAAAAATGCTGTGTTTATTTTTATTATTGAACTGTGTGCTAAATTCTGTCCAAGGACTATCCCTGTGCATCCTTGTATTACGTTCGTGCTGAATATCTTCTACAATGATATGATCAAATGTATAAGATAATTGCTCGGGAGTGAGTTCCGCAGTTAAAGCATTAAGAGTGTTTAAATCTGTGAGCAAAGTGACATGATTATTTTTCATGTGCAGTTTTACATTTGCTGCCGCTATTATTGCTAATTTTTCATAGGCTATTTTGCCGTTGTTATACGCAATCAGCAAAACACCTTTATCAAATTTAGACATCTAATCCTACCAATCCTTTAGTGTCTCTTTTCTTTTTTAGTTTTTCGTAGTCGTTGTAATATTCATTCAGTGCTTCTGTGTATGCACTGAACAACTTGACATGAAAGTCTTGTAAATTTTTTATTAGTACTGGGTTTTCATTGTCATCTATAAAAACAAATTGTTCAACTTTTTTGTCTAATAAGTGCTGAACAAAATTGATTAGTTCCAGTGTGGTTGTAAACATTGAATTTGAATAACCAATGGTTAACATGGTATTCATTCGCTGTTTAAGGTTTAGTTTTTGATTGTTTAAGGTTAAGCGATAGTTACTGAACTCTAACGCTTCTCTAAGTTTGTCATCCATTTTGACTCCATTATATACTAGTATAATGTATTTATAGTAGCAAAATGAAATATTTTAAGGAGATGTAGCTATTCCAGAAAAGGCAGGCTGGCCAATTGAAAATGTTGCACTACCGCTGGATTTTGTAGTGGCTTTGTTACTTTCCACATACAAGGTGTGAGTTCCATTTACTTCTGTTGAATCTGCACTATGTAACACAACTCGCAACACCAACTGAACTGGACCCGTTGTATAGCTTCCGTTGGTTGCTACAATTGAACCATACACTCGTATACTTCTTCTGCTGCCGCCATAGCCATATCCATAGCCATATCCGTAGCCATATCCGTAGCCATATCCGTAGCCATTGTCGCCGCCATTGCCGTAGCCGTAGCCGCCGCCATTGCCGTAGCCGTAGCCATATCCGTAGCCATATCCGTATCCGTAGCCATATCCGCCACCGCCGGCGCTGTTACAAGATAATAATAACTGTTCAGCAGAGTTCAAGTCCCTAAAGCCTTTATTTTCGCTGATAATATTTGCAGTAGTCGAAACCGTATTAGTTAATTTCAAACTTACAACTCCGAATCTAGCGTATACTGATTGCCATAACCCAGACGCTCCGGATCCAGTGCCTGTTAAATTTAAATTAATGCTACTATCGCTGTTGAAGAAATATCTAGCTTTGTCATAATTTTGAAAATTTAAAGTCACTGTGTATGTTAAGTTAGAATTCCATGGTGTGGTTCTCGGGATGTTTCCCAAAGTAGCCAATGCTCGTTGTCCTATGGCTGATAAATTATGTCTTGTGTCAACATCGGCTGACACTGTTTCTATATCATTCCAGATACTGGCAGTGACCTTTTGTCCAATTATAACACGATCTAGTTCGTAGACACTGCCCGTATGTTCAGCGCCTAAATTAATACGGTCGATCATTTCATTGACCAATGCTGCCGTAATTTTTGTTCCGGTGTTGGCTAAACCAGCGGATGTGTTTCCCCATCCATAGCCCTGTCTAATTTTATCAGCTAATACTGTTCTAGGGATACTACTGGGATAAATGTCGGCAAAAACTTTGTTGGTATTGTTGACCAACAAGTTATAGTCACTGGATGTGATTAATTGCCCTTTTGATGCCAATTTATCTCACTCCAACAGCTACTTCTACTGTGCTAATACCATTACTGATTTTATCGTTTAATGCTCTGCCAATAATGTTTATTGGATTATATTCATCAGTGGACATTCCCACACCCTGCACCTCACTTGAAACAATACGTTGTCCTTTACGAACTGGGCCTTTTACCAAACAAGGCACACGCCCTTTCAATGCTACAGGATAAGCATTTTCTTGCATTTTCATTTTGCTGTTTAACAAGAAGCCAGGAGCAGTTGATATAATGCCAAATACTTCTTCGTCGTAGGCTTTAATTGTTTTAGTAATTTCCATTTCGCCGCCCAGACGAACAATGTTACCAGGAACAAGTTCGACATCACTTCTGTATATCTCGGCCATGTCGGCAAATTCTGCTTCCATTGCACGACCACGGATTTTAAAGTTACCATATTCAGAACCAGCATCTTGGCCGTCATTCATATTGATGCCGCAGCCAATAGTCGGGAATCTATTTTGCAAACCAGTGTCTGCATGTGGAGTATATGTACCAGCATCACTGCTGATAATAGCAACGATTGTGCCGGTTGTTGCATTCACTGAAGCTCCAACTTGGATTTTAATAGCACGATGAAAAATTCCTGAAATATCTTTAATTAAAGCTGTGCTGAATCCGTCTACCGGACCGCCAATTAAATCAGTGCCGCCAATTGGATTCCATTTTACACCGTCATACACGCTGACAACTCGTGTATTACTGTTCCACCAAAATTGACCAGTAATTGGATTTGATGGAGCAACTGGGTTACTGAAGTGCTCTAGCATCTGAACTAGGTTTTCTGCCATTATTTCGCCGTAAGCGGAATAATTTTTACCCAGCAACTTAATAGGAGTAGTTGTATCTACTGTTCTATCTGCAACGATTGTTAGTCGTGTGCCGTCTGTTTTTGTAACATCATATGCCATTCTTCGAAATTCCTTTATTGTATTATTTATCTATTTTAGTTTAGTCTAATTCTTAAAGTATAAACAATCTGTATTACTCTGTTTGCAGACTTTTGCACTGGATCGAATACAATATGACTCAACAAATATCCTGTATTTTTGCCAGCGGCTCCGCGGCTTTTTAGGCCTAATTCGTTGAAAATATAATCGCCGAGTCCAGCCTCTGGTTCATTTTCTTCTATTGTGCAAGTAACCACCAAATCAGTGTAGTTTAAACCAGTGATATGATTTACAACTACATTATTATTAATATCATCTGAGTTATTTGCAGTGTCAGCTATGTCAACAACTTTGAAATACGTTGGATTATACAGTCCTGCTTGCAAACCTGTAGATAAATTATCAGTGACGTCGTTGTAAGTGATGTTTCCAGTTTCGTCTATGATCAAGCCGCCGTTGCCGAAATGCATTTCATATACGTAGGAATTATTGTTTCCTTGTAACATAGTGGCAATAATCAACGTCATTGTTTCAGGATTAATTGCGTTATGCTTACTGACAAAGACTTCTTGAGTCTTTGGATCCCAAATCTTTACGTGACCATCAATGTTAATATTTGTCGAATCTATCATTTTATTTCCTGTATACTGTATTTAACTGTTTCTTTAACTACTTAGTTAAAGATGGTGCCTTCTCCGGCAAGTTCGCCGCCATAACCAATGTTAATTTCAGTGTCTTCCACTGACAATGTTTCGTCCATGGACAAATTGGTATTTTCTATTAACTGTTTATTAACTGTGGAACTTCGAATTTTATCTCTGTAACTTTTTACACTGGTATAAAAGTTTGAAAATATGTCAATGTCATCACGACGAAGTGTATTCATTTTATCTAAATTTCTGTTTATTAAATTAATGGGTTCTATTGTACTGGACTTTTGCAGCCAATCTACATTAGTTTGTTCGCTTAACACATACCTAAACATGGCGCACATCATTTTAGAGTAGCTGACTTTGTATGTATCTACAAAAAGATTATTTCGCAGTGCTTCTGTTATTGCATAAAATATATTGCAGAAGTCAAAGTCCCAAGGAATGTTAATTGCATTCCATTTAGAGCCATCCCATGTGCCTTTAGGATCAAACAATTCATCGCTGAGTTTAATTGCGCCGCGTTGATTTGTTTTATCAGCAGTTCTATAAACTACTTTGAATCCTCCATCTACATCTTTTTCATATATAGATTTATCTTCCAATACTTTGATATATGAATTCACTGTTACATAAGATGTATAAATTTCAGCCAATTTAGATACAGTCAAAGTTATTTCTTTTGTGGAATCATAGCCCTCGCTTTGATAATCTACTAATGTCCAATATTTTGTCAAGTCAATCGTTTCATCAAACAATATGTATGCTGTTTGATTTAAAATGTCACCCCAATTCGGCAAGGAACTGATATCGACGTTTAATAATAACTGATTTGTTTTTTTAATAAATGTTCTTCTTGCTTCGTAGATATCTCTGAACCATCCCTGTGCATATGGTCTAATAGAATTTCCTAGTTGTGAATATCTATGTAATTTTATCACGTCAGGGATGTTTTTGGTAATATTAAACTCAAACGTATTGCTATCTATATACTCTGCACCGGTTATTAAATGCCACTTTGAGCTGTTAAATGTTCCCGTTGTTTGAGTATGACAAATATAAAAATTAGAATTATATTGCACAATGTCTCTGGGACGATGTGTAGTAGCTGTACTATAATCAACATAATTTGCTGTTGATTTATAGTGTATGCCGCTGGCAATACTGTCTCGGAAGCGTGTGTGTATCCATTGTGGAATAGTTTCTGTGTTATTTGCTTCTGATACAAACAACCATTGTTGATGTTTCTCTTCGCCTTTTAATTTTTTCTTAATTTGAACCACTGTGCTGGAATTATTTAAAAGATGTTCTATGCCCTTGAACATAATACTATTATTGCTAATAGGTGCATACCAGGCCAGGCCTGCGGCACTTGGATTTAATATTATTTTACTCAACTGTTTAGTAGAATAAATTCTCACAGCTTTACTTTCTGGGCTGATAGTATCTTTGTTCTTTACCCAGAAATAAAACACGTTATAAATATTACCGTTGACATAATCTTGTTCTTCAACCCAGTGATAATTATCTTTTCCGGAAGTAGAGTCAACATAAACTTCACCCGAAGCACGTTGGCCAAATGCGGAGCCGCTGGCTTTTACTAAATTATTCCATTGCGTGGGATGCACTGGACTTTTTGTCCATTCATAGATATCTGGAAGTTTACTATCAACAGTAGTTCCCCAATATCTTGCTCTTGTTAGTGTGTCACCACTTTCGTAGTCACTGAACTGAGTCGTACTAGTATCCCACCAGCGATGTCCCACATATTCTTCATACCATCCAAGACTTGCATATGCACTCTTATATTCGTCGGTGGTGCGAGTATATTTTGCAGGATCCACACGATTTATAACTTCTATGTCATCTTTAAATACCTTTGGTAGATACATTTTTCTAGGATCGAATAATTCTAACTTAGCCATGACTTTATTAGAATCATAGTCATAGATTATCAAATGTTCTATGTCACTGAGGTCTAAAGGCAGTGAATCAGTTTTAACCACAGTTTTTCTAATGACATCAGTTTGAATTATTTCGTAGACTTTATAGTTTCCAAAGTCAAAGCTGACATCTCCTTTGTTATTGGCCGCACCATCGTCGATAATTGCAATAGGAAAATCGGCATTATATTTGCTGGGAGTAATTGGTAATGTAAAATTAGTAGTGCCTATTGCGTTGCTGAAAGGATCATATTTTCTCTTCCATGCATACCCATATGTTTCTGCATTTGCGCCTGTGGCAGCATTTAATTCAGCAAGATTTTTAAATCTAATTGGCTTAAATGCAAATACTTTACCCGTAGTGATAGCTTCTGTGACTCTGGTATTAATATAAAATCCAAAATTATTCTCAATGGAATCCACACGCCATATACCATCGACTGTGGAATTTGCAGAGCTTGCGTTAATAATTAATACATAATCACCGGCTTCTACTCTATGAGCAAAATTACAAGTAACTCTAGCTTTACTTACGTCTGTAAGGCCAGCGCATATTTCTGTTACTGCAATATTTCTGTCTATCGTTTGTAACACTTGCCAAGTACCGGGTGTGAACATACTGTTGCCTGTACCCAATAAATTAGGATTGGGCCTATTATAATTTGCAACAAATATGTTGGGCAAAAATGGTTCGTTTATCCGAGTAAATTTATCGCTGTTATTAGTCCATGTATTTGGACTAACCGTAGTTATTGAATAGTACAAGAATCCGTTGTATCGAACCTGCGAATTTTTCTTATAAGATTTATTGGCTGAATATGATTCTATATCATGCAGGTCTGTGAAATTACTGTATAATGCAGGTAGGTCATCTAATATGGCAACACTAAAATTAGTATCTCCTTCGATGATAGGACCGCTGGTTTTTAAATCAGTGTATGTTCTACCTAATGGTTTAAATGTTAAATTTTTTCTATAAGGTCTGTGAACCCATTTCTGCGAGTTATCAGTGATATAGTGAATATAAGGACTTACTTTGTCATCATTATCGGACACAAAACTAATGACCTGTGGATTACGGGACAAATCATCAGATGCTAATTCAAATTCATAAAATTCAATATTTTTAGTATTTCCGAACTCACCTATGCGTACCATGTATTCTTCCAAGGGCAAGGTTGAACTTCCGTCACTGTGAGTCAGTGGCTCCAGGCCAGCGAATACCTGCTTGGTGCCTTTTGTATAAGTAATTGCATTTTTAAACAGCGTCTCTGTTTCTTCTTGTAAAAACAATTGACGTAATTCTGGATTTCTAGTTAAGCCAAATTGGGCTCTGCTAGCAGCCAGTATTGTTTTATCATCGACGACATTTTCTATATCTAATAGATTTCTTCCAACTTCAGAGAATGTGTCATAGTTAGGAATAATAGAATCATCGCTGACAACATATCCAGGAACAAAATATTTCCCATCCCATGCTTGACTCTTTTTGCCGCCTATTACAAAACTACGCTTGGTTGTACACTGATCCGGCAGGAAGTATATGTCATTAAACACGCTGGTGGAATCTAAGTGTACAACGGATTCATAGGTAGCAAATGTTAATTTAATGCCATAAACTGGATTACTAGTATCCTTGGTTTTGACTGTGATATCATCACTGCGATCAACTAATAAGTCTTTACTGAACAATGGTTTATTTTTGCGGTCTACACATTGTCCAACATTTTCGTTGGTGCCTTCTAAATTTTCTAATTGTCCTTGTGGCATTGTCAATACAATACCAGAAGCCGCGGGATTTAAATCAATGTAATTACCAGGAGCAATGACCTCATTACTCCAATATATAAACTGACTTGCACTCAACTGCCAGTTGCGTAGATCGTAGGATTCAACTTCTTCAAACTTAAATCCTTGACTTTCTAAATATTTTCCGTAGCCAATAATGATGTCATATATTTCTTGTCTGCTGACAAACTCTTGTCCGTAGGTCATCGATGCTAGTTCATTACTGTATACATTTTTTTCTTTAACTACAACATTACCTATAGTTTTAGCAGTAAGGGCGCTGTTTGTTGCTGGAGTAAGATAATTAAAATATCCTTGTTCGTTGGCAAATCCGTGAATAGAATATGATGTTCCGTTCCAAATTATTCGCATTGCAGAATAGAATATTTCTCTATCTGAATAATGTTTAATCAATCTAACTGCGTAATTTTCTTCGGGTACAAATAATGTCTTGCGTTGACTTGCAATACTTGTACTTTCAATTCTAATATTATTTTTATTACTGAATCCGCTTAATAAGAATTCTTTGTTAACTATTAAATTGTTAAATTTATCTATGACAGTTGATTTAAAATCACGGTTATTAAGCGCACAGAATTCTGCATACAAACTTTCTATACCAGCAGTATATGTTATGACTCCGTCGACAACTTTTCTATGATAGTTGTGTTCGATGTTACATGTTTGCCAAAAATTACTGGTAGAATCTAATTTAATTCCCCATTTGTTGGTTGTTACTTGTCCAGGTACCCAGTTTGTATTGACATATCTAGCGGGACTGGCTAAGAATTTTAATTTAACTTCTGCGGCCGAACCTCTTTGAGTATTAAGGAACACAGTTTCGAATGGGCCTTGCTGTCCTACTACCCAACCATTATCTATCAGTGACACTGCATCTAACCATGATAATTCTGACGGGGCAAGCAGTGAACCATCAAGAGCCACAGGAAAATCCTCCGGATCGTTGACATTGTTTACTCTAGCAAAGAACGGATTAGTCTTGGGCTGTGCTGGTGTTCCAGTGTTTCCTGTGCGTAAAGCCTTTTCCAATGCTGTTCTCTTAACTGTGTCAGTCCAAGAGTAATGAGTATCCCACCACGTTGGCTTTAAAGTATACCCCAGCATTTCCCAAGGATGTGTATGAGGACGATCAGTGTCGTACAAATATTTATAAACTGCTCTCCAGGAACCAGTCATTGTTGTAGCATCGTCTCCGCTGCCTAGTTGATAGATGTAGGTAAAAGGATCAGATTCTTCGTAGGCGTCATTGGACATTGTGAAAATATTATTTTCTGCCATCCACGATAAGACTTCGCTGTTAACTACAGTTCTTATTTCTGACCATGTGTATCTGCCTGATCTAAAATAACCTGGTTGATCTTCCAGCAAAGAAGCATTGCTGTTATTTTCTATGTCATATGCAATACTTGACCACACAGCTTTTTCATATTCAAATAATAACTTTTCAATGGTGTTGTTTGGATAATTGTTTTCGTCTACACCATCTTCTAAATATAAACGTGTGCCATCGTGTCTGCATAAGAAATATTTTGTATCGGCATAGCTTGTGTCTGCATAAACTTCGGGCTGATAAACTGAGCTCAAGCCGATTTTTGCCAAA